GGTGGCTTTGCGCTGTTGTTGATCAAAGAATATGCTGAGTATTTCAGCATTCTGTGTGGGTACCACGGTGAGTTGTATTTCAATCAGGATACCATTTTCTTGCGGATAACTTTGGACGTCACTGATGAATATCCTAGGGTCGCCGCCAGCTACACGTTGTACTTCAGCATTGATTGAGTTTTGAGTCTGTGTTGTCTGTGGTTCAAACACATAGTCCCAAAGCACCGTGCCGTAGCCAGGGCGTCCAGGCAGTTGACCTTGACGTATATTGAATGCATTCAGCAGGTCACGTTTGATCAACTCAAAATCAGTGAGAGTGAACTTTTTGTATTGATTGATAGTGTTGAATCCGACGAATGTAGTCATGCTAATATTTATATGCTCTGTAAGTCAGCTTTGAACCGCTGAATGTTTGTTATGTCTTTGTCCAACAGTTCTATCAATAACTCAATATTCACTATGGCCAAGTCAATTTTGCCGAGAAATGCCAGTGATGTGCTAGTGGTTTTTAGACTGCGCAAACTGGCTAACAATGCAGTTGCTTCGCTTTTTAGTGCAGTTATTCTAGCTTCCCTTGCGTCCACAGTGTCAGACGTTAGTGTTTCGCCAAAGATATTGTTGGCTTTGGATTCAACGATTGCAATGTTTTGGCTGAGAGTTTTCAGTGCCAGTGTAGCTACTTCATCAAATGTGTCACCACTGAAATCAAGTTTTGGTATTTTTTCATTGCCAACAACACGGCCTAGCGCGGCATTTAGTGTGGCTCGATTAATTGTGTTTGTTGATCCTGTGATTGCTTTGATATTTAGAGTTTCGTTACCAATTTTTTCATCAACCAAATTAACTGCAAAGGCAGCATCTTTGGCCACTTGGTCAAACCCAGCGGTGATGTCAGATGGTATTCCGGAGATTTGTCCTTTGGCCCAATTTACAGTATCTGTCACGCTCTTGGCAGCATTCAATGCCACGCCACTCAATAGCTGTGGACTGAGTTTATCTGTGGGCAGGCCAAGTTGTTTGACTTGCTCTATTCCCGTGGACATGAGTCCTTGTTGTATTTTGTTCTGTGCCGAGGGATTTGTTAGCAAATTTTGCACTTCGTTAATGCCGTCTTTACCTGTCCATACTGAAGGACTTTTGAGCACTGATGTTAATGAGTTTTGTCCTGTGGTCAAATATTTGGCAGCAGTACCTGGTTTAACGTATCCAGCTTTTTCTAACTGTGTAGCGTCAAGTCCAAAATTTCCCACACCAACTGCATTGGTCAATAGGTCTGATGGCTGTCCTGTTAGTTTACCAGCCTGTGCTAGAACACCTGTGACTTGACTGGCATCTATAGATCCAATGCTGGTTAGTCCGGGCAACTGTTTTGCAAAGTCTCCTGGGTTAATACCATTTAATACTGGCAATTTGGTCAACGCTGATGTTGCACCATTGGTAGCTTTGCTGACCAAGGCACCCAGACTGCTTATACCGCCTGTTAGCTGTGCTTGTGCTCCAGCAAGTCCAGCGGCTGCTTGAGTGGCTGCACTGAGTACGTCTCCAGCTTTGAACCCAGTTAGTGCACCAGTGTTAACTTGTTTTTCAAATATTGCCTGCGCTTGCTCTCTAGTTAGCGTAGCAGGACCTTCAATAGTAAACTGTTTAGCAGTACCCTCAGCATCGCTTGGCGACTTTACATATTGATTTAGATTAAATGTGTAACTTCCCATGTTATTCTGCCCTTATTTCTACACCTGCAGGCACAGGCTCAGCACCTGGTGGTGGTGTAGGTGTGCCTTCTTCCAGTGCAACTTTGACATCTACGCCTTCGTTATGATAGCTGTAGGGTTCATGTGTGGGTGCTCGGCTCACAATGCTTTCAAGTCCGTCAGGTAGTGTTTGCCAACCAGTACTGGTGTTGAACTCTGTGTCGTCCATAACTGTTTTGACTAAAGGTCTAGGTGCTGGTACTGTGGCTGCGGATGGTCCGTTGAGATCAATACCGCCTGCGGAGAATGTTAGTGTACTGCCGCCGTTCCAACTGCCAGATCCTGCGCTGTTTAGCGCCAGGGTTCCATCAGCTAGTACGCCAATATAACTCTTGCTATAGAGTTTTAGACTTTCTTGCGCGGTAGCAGTTAAATTTAATTCAGCTTCTAATGTTATATTTTCTTTAGATTTCATGTTGATATTACGGCCAGCATACATGTTGATATCACGATCAGCATGCAAGTTAATGTCTCCTTGTGTTCGCACATTAACTGAGTTGGTGCTGAAAATATCCACAGTGCCTTCTTTGCCCAGCTCTATCCAAGTTTGTCCGTTGGCATGTATGATGTAAAAGAAGTTGCCAGAGTCACTCATGGTGATTTGATGACCTTTAGCCGATCTGAACCGGAACAGGGCATTGTTGCCGTCAACGTTGCCGTCGTCCATGGTCAGTGTATGCCCACCCATGCGTCCAATTACTTTGACATCTTGTGGCTTGAGCTCGCCAGCTTCAATTTTTTTGCGTATATCACTGGGACTTGCACCGCCTTGATAAATTGATATGCCTGGAGTGCTGACACCAAACACAGCACTAGGGCTTTCTCGCTGACTTGAACTACCAATGGGTCCACGTTCGGGATCATTTATCAATCCCTGCTGAAACATAGCAGCGGCCAACACACTGTGTACTGGCTTGGCCTGATCAAAGAATCTTGGATTGTTTGCTACACCAATATTACTGTCGTTAATTTCAGTTACAGGGGCTTGTGTGGCTTTGTCAAGATATGTCTGTTGATTGATATTAGCAGGATCAGACGGTACAAATTTTGTGGAAGCACCAATAGCAGGAATCATGTGGTTAATTCCTTGCTCGGGTACTACGCCAATATAGTATCCTTGATCTCTGTCGCCATTGATGAATATACAAACCACAGTAACACCCACATCGGGCGGTGTAAACCACATGCCATAACTGTTTCTGTTACCTGGGTACGTGCCATCGCCACTACTGGTTCCTGACTTAGGGGTTGCACCATAAAAACTAGGCAAGTAGTCCACAGTGGTCCACTTGGTAGTGTCATTCATGTTGCCATCATTAAAGTTGTCAATAAAAACTTGTAGTCGACCACTGCGAGTAGGGTCAATGTTGTTCATGACAGTGCCCAGGAACGGACCGCCTTCTGAAGGTACACCACCACGATCAAGTTTGTAATTGCCAGGACGGCCTCTACTGCGTTGTGTATTTTCTGACATTAGAAGTCTCTTTCAATTTGCTGGTTAGATGGTATGGTAACGCTGGTTGGATCCAGTGTAACGTCAAGTCCAATATTGGTATTGGGATCAGCATTGGGATTAAAAGCACTTTGTACATCTCCGTTGGCTTCCAGGAATCCAGGTGCTGGCAACCCTGTGATACCAATGTTTTGTCCGTCACTGGTGGGTGCTGCCTGTTGTGCGTTGTCCACAGCAGTATCACTGTTGGGTGGCGTTCCTGGTGAGTCGTTGATTGGTTTCGTGTTGTCAATACCAGCAGGTGCTTGTGTTGTGCCTGCACCTATGTTGGTATTAGGATCACTTGCAGGATTGGTGGGTCTGCCATTGGTCTGGTCAGCCACTGCGTTAGATGGTGTTGTTGCTGTGTTCTTTAAGTTTTCAGTTGGATAGTAATACAAAGATCCATCAATAGTTTGTTCAAATCTACCTTGACAAACATCACTTGTGAAGAATCAAAGTTAATGGTGCCATCAGGCAAAAATCCATTGGTATCAAATCCAGATACATTTACACCTGCTGCCACACTGCCTTGCTGTATCCAGGCAGGATCTCCCACAATCTTTATCTTGCCTTTGGCTAGGTCACTAGGGCTGTACAAACTTTCGCCGGCGTTGGCACCAACTTCATTGGCATCAGATTCTGCTCCAGCACGGCTTTCAGAACTGGCTGCTTGGTATGTGTATTTGGTTAGTTCTCGCATGCTACTGGTATACTTTTTTCTCAGTCGGTTGAGATTGTTGTCACCTGGTTCTCTGCCACTCACCGTCATGTTGTAGAGATGGTTAAATGTGGCTTGGTAATCCAGCACTCCTGAGTTTTCACCAGTGAACCAATAGCGATATTGTTTGTGTAGTCCCAAGAACTTGGGTATTGGATAATATTTGCTGTTGAAGTTCTGTATAGGATACAGACTGATAATGTACTTGATGTTGTAGGCATAGTCATTGCGTTTTTCATCGTACTTGGTTGGAACAGCTTCCATGGTAATCAGATACCAATACAGGGTTGTTTGTGCAGGAACTTTGTTATCGTTGGTATTTTCGTCTGCTGTGCCTGCATCATCTTTGGCTGGGTCTGGGGGAACTGTTTCTGATTTTTGTACAGCAGCCTGCTCGTAGATAAAACTGCTGTTACGAATAGTAAGATCAATGGCTTGTAAGATTTGTTGGCCAGCTGTGATACTGAAGTTTCTTACGTCGTTGTCTACTCGTTGTCTTGCAGGGTCTTTGCCTTTGACATCTGTAGATGCGGCCGCTGTCATTGGTGAGGCTTTTTGATTTTTTACTTTGCCTGGCAAGGTGATTTTAGCTGACTTGATTTTATCTGCTCCGTCAGCAAATACAATTTCATACTCGTCAGGATACTGATAAATCTTTTTTTCCACAAGTTCGGCCTGAAACTTGTTCATGGCTCCAATCAATCCTGATGTGATAGTTTTCTTGGGCGTAGGTGCTTGATTGGCTTTGGGCGGTGCCGGTGTTGTTGTTGACACATTTGCCGCCTGGCTATCTTTTGCAGCATTGTATGTAACAGGTGCAGCCGCGGCATTTTGTCTTGCTAGTCGAGCTGTTTCAGCATTGCTTTGATTGGTGGCTGCGGTGGTGCTTGCACCCGGATTGGCATTGGATGATGTTCCTGTGCCATATTTAACGTCGCCACCTAGCAATCCTTCTACAGTGGAGTCTGATAATTCAATGTCATACGGAATAGAACCTCTAGCTGTGGTTCCGCCAATTTGTTGTCCAATTGGTCCACATTCAAAGTCGTAACTGACTAATTTGTTGCTCACACTCCAGTTTATTTTTTTAATAATAAAAGGAACAAACTTTTCACACACAGCATTGGGATCACTAAGTCCATCTGGGCCTGCGGCACCTGGACGTACCAACTTGCCCGACTGATCATATCCGTACCAGCGTACTACCATGAGATACTGTGCGGCTGTGTAGTTAACTGCACCTGTGGCATCTTTAGGTGCAAAATCTTGTACCGCTTCATATAGTCGATCAAGCAAGGTAATTCCAGCAGGCTCAATCACAGTGAACTTCATATTTGTGACCATATGAGCTGCACCAGTTTGCTTGCCTGGAAACTGATTGTCAATTGTCACGCTGTCAATGTAAAAGTCATCTGGAAAAAATGGACTACGTCCAGCATCGGGTGCGGTGGCGCCTGGTGTGTTAGCGCCTGGAACAAATCCAATACCTTCAGCTTCTAGATCAGCTTGTGCCGCTTTTTGTGCCGCGCCCAATGCACCTTGAGCTCCGCCAACGTTGGTAGGTGCGCCGCCTGATTGAAACAACAAGTTGTAGCCATTAATCTTGCGACGCTTGGATGTAATCAATTGTTTGTACTGTTCAGGACTGGTTAGATACACTGAAATGTTGTAGGTATAGCTGGCATAACGATCAAGTATGTTGGGTTGCGGTGCAATTAATGTGGTCTTGTTGAATCCATTGTTGACTTCAACTGTGGCCTTGTCTGGTCGTGGTGGCGGACGATCCTCGTTAGTCCTATCTACACCAGGAGTCACTGCTGCCTGCGCAGATACACTGCCAGTACCAGTTATAACTCCGTTGGTTACTGCTCCATTAACGCCTAAATTTCCTGCTTGTCCAGTGTTGACACTGTTGGCCGCTGCGGCTGCTGTTGATGATCCAGGTACCGGCAGTGCTCCACCAGACACGCCTTCGTATGTGGCCTGTGTGGTGTTGAGAGTTTTTGTAGGAGCATCTGTTCCTGTACTAGCTGGACCAACATTAGGTGGTTCAGCGTTGGAGGGTTCAGTTGTGGCACTGGGAGTTGTTATACGACCAGTAGCGGGATTGGCCTGCAGTGGCGGCGGTTTGTTGGGATTGTTTACAGAGTCATCGTTGACTGTTTGTCCAGCGGTAGTTGGAGGAGTTGGCTGTGTACTGTTTTCTTGTGCAACCGCAATTTTTAACTCACGTTTAAGTTGAGCTATTTGAGTTCTTAATTCTTCTCTTGTGTTTAGAAGAGGACTATTAATATCACCAGACGCTCTTGCGGCTGCTTGTACAGCATTAAACTCTGCCTGAAGTCTGGCAATTTCCGCTTCTAGTTCTGCAACAGTTCTTGCCATATGTTAGAATCCCAGTGTTTCTTTGAGTGTGTTCAGCTTGGGCAAGAATATTTTTACACCCGGCTTGAAATCCAAGGGAGGTGCTGTGAGTGTGTTGGGATTGCGTTGATAGAACACCCACCACAGGTTTGAATCTTGATACAAGTCAAATGCCAACAGGTCAGGTCTATACTGATAAGTTTGA